CTCTACTACTTCTTGGGAGTATTTAGATAGCTCTTTGGCTATTTCGGCGGCAAGTTGATCAATTTTTATATTGGCCATCCGCACCACGCTCCAGTGCCTTTATCTTCACCCATAGACCGTCATCCTTCAAGAAGTCAATCTGTTTAATGTCGTAGAATTTACCTTGATACTTAATCCGGTAATCAACGGTATTCATCTCATCAAAAAAAGGGGCGTACCGGGCGGTAAATATCAGTGTGTTCTCTTCACTGACGGCCTTGGCCGCATAGTATTCTTGCCCCCATAAGTTTGTCCGCTCAACCCATATCTCCCGCCAGTTTTTCCATTCCCGGGTTTGGTTGCCAATCTCATCCTTGACTACATCAAATTTCTGAAGAATTATCTTCCTCCTAAGGACCCTGCCGACATCCTTCATCACTTCAGCTTTACTCTTCAGCATCGGCATCCTCCTCCGCCGGCATCAGGGCTACCCCGGTCATCAATTGTAGCCGCAAGATTTCCTCCCGAAAGTTCTCCTCGAAATACTCACTGGCATTGTTGTAAGCATAGCGGACAAAGTCAAATAAAAGGGAGCGGGCTTGGCCTTCTGCTTCAAAGTCTAGCTCTGCTCCCACTAGCTCCTGCAATTTAGCTTTTCCTCGATTAATCAAGCCTGCAATGACGTCATCCTCATCATTCCATGTAATTTTCAGGTAGCTTTTTACAGCCTCTAGCACATTAGCCACCTTCTTTCACAGGTTCGACCAATTTTCCATATCCTGCAGAGTTAATTTCCTGCATCCGCTTTTCTGAAATAGTAAGCAAGTCTCCCCTTTTATGGAGAGACTTGCTGTATTTATTCCGAAAAGTCCGGAGAACTTTAACTTTGATTTTTTTACTCAATCATATCAGCCCCTATTAAGCCTCAGGGGTTGGGAATTCATCAGCATTTGCCACGATTACCTTTGGAATGGTGGGCTCTAGATTCTGAATATCAAGCACTATGAAAGAGTTGTTATCCATTGGGCGACCAGTGCCATACAGCTTAATGAGGTATGTTCTCTCGTCCTCGAGGAATTTATAATCGTCACTATATTCAATGCGTCCACCGTTAGTGCCAGCTCCGATAGCCATAATGTAACGTCTGCCTAAACCAAGGATAGCCTTGCCCTGGTCTACCCATGCAGACTGTACAATATCGGTGGGCAGTGGTAAGATGTCCCTTGCCCAAGATCCATCGGGTCTCTGATATACAGTTGCCGGCATTACCTTTTGCAGATAGTCAACAGGATTGACAATCATCAATAGTTGGGTTACTGGGCGATAAAGGTTGTTATTGCTTACAGCTAACTGAGATACCAGTTCGCCGTAAGTTTTCGGTGTGAACTCGGTTACAGGAATTGGCGCTTTTGGTGCAAACCCTGTAACTGGGTCATATACAGTCAAGTCACGATCCATACCAATAGGCTCATAGATACGATCGTTAGGATCAGCAGCCTGGTCAGCCAATCCACGACCAGAGATTATACCCTGTTCTAGCCCGTTTGCAATAGCCTCAGCAAGGATAGTGCGAACATAGCGATCAAGCCACGCAGGACCCAGATCTAGCATCGCCTTGCATACTGGCACAAATGCACTCAGTTTAGTCTGTTCTAAATTGAGCTGTTGGAACTGGGCGGCAAGTTTCTTTTTAATATCATCGCAAAGTGGCCCCCACCATGCCAAGAAACGGCCATCCATTGTGGAATAAATCCATTTGATTAATGCAGATGCATTGTCAAAACGTATCTTCGACAGCAGCGGATGTTCTTCAGTAATGTCATCAAACACAGTATTGATAACAGTTTCCGGTAAAACCGCATCGAAACCACTTAAAGCCTGTTTAGGATTATCGGACTTCATGGCTTCAATAAGCTTTTGATAATACTTAGTCTCTTCGGAAGTTAAGGCCCTAATGCCACGACCTGCGAGAATCTGATTGTCGGCTGCTTGAATTAGCCCCTTCGCCTCAGCCAAAACGGCTTCCTGGAGCATATCAGTATACTCGGTAAAGGCTTTGGCAAACGCTTCTTCATCCCCATCTTTTACAGCTTGATTGATTTTAGCCACAATATCAGCCTTTTGTTGTTTTAATAAATCTAAGTTTTTCAATGTCATCTCTCCTTTTCAAATTAAAATTAGCGGAACAATGCCGCCAGCAAGTTTTTAGGTTTGTTTTGTTGTAATTCAAGTTTTTGCTGTAGAGCGATTTCCTTCATCAAACGATTATAAAATTTTTCAGCGATTTCATCTGCATTGACAACTACTGTAGTACTGAGCTCTTGTTTTTTTCTTTGACTAACTATGTTAAATAATATTTTTCGCGCATTTGCTGCAGCTTTATCATGTACGGGTTCCCCGATGACGGCAGTGGCAAAACCCATCTCCAATGCTTCGTTGGGCAATATCCATGTCTCATTGTCTAGCAACTCTTTAATCTCTTCTTCAGAAATATTTACTCTACTCTTATACGCCTCAATTGACGCTTGAGTAATCTTATCCAAGTCGTCTGCATCTTTACGTAGCTCTTCTGCATTGCCGGAAGTCCACATCCAAGCATTGTGGACCATCAATAGTGAAGAGTGATTCATAATACGCTCATCACCAGCCATAAAAATAACAGATGCTATGCTACAAGCAAATCCATCAACGATAGTTCTAACTTTCGCTGGGTGGTTCCGGAGCATGTTATAGATTGCAAGGCCTTCTGCTACCTCACCACCATAACTGTTTATGTGGACGTTGATAACTTCAATATCCGATGGCAATTCCTGTATCTCCTTGGATAAGGTATAACTTGATACATCACTTTCAAACCATTCCCAAGAGGTTATATCTCCAAAAATGTAAATGTCAGCCTCTTTTCCATTAGTTTCTAGCGCGTAGTATTTTTTTCTCAATCCGCTCCACCTCCTTTCAATGCTTCCTCAATGGGTTCGTAGTTTTTGGTCATCCATCTTGCCCGGCTCCATTCGGTATCCAGCGGCTCCATTCCTAAATGCTTGAGACAGTCATCTACGCTATAAGCTCCAATTCTGACCAGTATATCTAGGGCACCAGCTATATCTTTAATATCTACCGCTCTGATGTGGCTAGTATCTATCCGCATGTATGTGCGCTCTAGAAATGCTGTTTTTCCATACATTTTGCGGTTAATTTCATCACTTAACAGCTCTGCCAAAGGATTTATACAAAACGTCAGAAAGTTGTTAACCGCCTGTCTGGTGTCAGCCACATCCCCTATAAGTAGTTGTGGCGGTATCTGAAATGCAATAGCTACAAAGTCAAATACATCATCAATAAAAGCCCTGATATCTCGACCTTCAATACTCCCTTTTGTTTGTGTGCCTTTGTCCAGCTCGATATATTTAATGTCATTAGTAAGGGGAATTACGGCACCACCTTCAGCCTCAAAAAATTTCTTGAAGCGATTGTTTAAAAGGTCCTGTAAGTCTTTTTGCGCTTTATCAGTTTGCGGATAGCTTGCCGGGATTTCTAGCGCTCCTCGTCTAGAACCGTTCCGCTTATAATGTTTTTGCGCCACATCAATGAGCTTGCCATATGAATTATAAAGGCCCTCAATAACAGAGCTTATTTTCTCGTCATGAAGCTCAAAATGTAACACATCAGGTTCCCGGTATTTTTTTTGTAACGTCAGTTCACCAATTTGAATATTGGTGTATAGATTTTCAACGAATGTCCCTGGCACCACCTGAAATGAATCAGCTACATAGAGACGGTCACTTTCCATAACAACTAGACATTCATTTTGATACACCAACTTACTAATAACATCACGCCAAAATTTGCTGGCATTTTTGTTTGGGTTTGGCTCTACGTTGAATAGATAGTACATATCTCCGCGAATTTCTTTTCCTTCAACATAAGTTCGAAACTCAGCACGTGTTAGTGTGTTGGCAATTAGATTTACACATGCTTGAACGGCAAGATTTTTAAAATATACTTCTGCAGCAAGCTTCTCAATTATCGCATCCAACTTCAGCACGTTCCCCTTAAACCAATTAAAAAAGTTATCCCATATCGCCAATCAATCACCTCCTTAGTAGGTGTAAACGTCTAGCGACCAAACTTCTGTTTGCGTCTCTTGGAGTTCGTGGTCCTTAGATAAGGCATGAATTAAAGCAAAAAACCCATCTGTCTTACGGGTTTTAGGCTCAATCTTGTAATAAGTTATATTTCCTTTTTTGTCCATATCCTGGTAAACGTTGTTTGTATACCACCTCATAGTAGGATTATCACCAAAGACTAGGGTTTCTTCGGCAAATATTTGTTCGATTAAAGGTGCGACTTTAGCATGAGTAATAGGGCCACTTCTGACAGATTCAAGCGGCAATCCTACTTTTTGAAACTCTGATTCTAATAGTGATTTTCGGTAATCGTCGCAGTAGATGTTTTTAATGTGATATTTTTTAGCCTGATCCAAGAACCAGTCAGCAATATCCTGGGCGCTGATATTGTCTCGCTTAATGATTGTAATTAGACCTCGGTCAGCCATCTCTTGCACCGGAAACTTGATTGGTCTGCTTTCTATATTCAGGGCCAGGTGGCATACGAATGTATGTTCTATCCAATACCGTTTCCCTTTGTATTTGAACAATAGACCGCATGAGGCAAAGTCTGTAGTTCTTGCGTAGTCAACACCCCCGATACATTGCAAACCTTTTAACTCGTCATACGGTATTGGCTGATTTGTGGCCAGAATCTTCTCCCAGGGTGCAACTGGAGTGAAATTATCTTGTACCGGCATATTCATACGCTTGGTCATAAAGTCAATGGCTAGATTGGACTGGTATTTCATCCTAGTATAAGCTTTTTCCAGTTCTTTTTTTAACTCTGGGAAATATGGTAAAGAAGGATTAGCTTTCACCCAGTTTGCCGGATCGTGCACTTCTTCCTTGTCATCGAGCTTATATATCAGCGGTAAAAAGCCTAAGTCTTTTATTTCTCCTGACAATACTTGCTTGGACAAGTCCAGTTGATCATCTAGCACCCCGCCCCTAACATAGCCATTGGTTGTGATGAAAAACTTTCGGCTATGCTTTTTCTTGCCAAAGCTGGCGGTAAAAGCATTGATGACCGTCCAATCTTCATATTCAAGTATTTCATCAAATATTAGGCAACCGGCCCGTTTTCCTAACCTTGTTTTAGCGTTAGATGTGTTGTATTTGATATAGCTATTAGTCCTAAGGTTGACGATTACTTCTTTAGTTTTATAAAAGAACTTCTTAGATTTTTTCCAAGTTCTTTCCAATACGTTATAAACATCATCAAAACTGGTCTTAGCCTGTTCTTCACTATTGGCTACTATATCGATGTTATATTCTCTAACACCGTGGTAATGGGTGGTGAAATACCAAGATAATGCAGAAATAAATCCATTTTTTCCATTACCTGTTCCCATAAGTAGAAAGAATTCGTCAAATACAACAGTATCATCTTTGTAATAGCAATGAACCAGCGCCAATACAAAAAGCTCCCAATTTAGGAGCTTGAATTCAAAATAGCGCTCTATCAGTTCAACAGCTTTTTCTATCATATCGGCCCGGATTATTACATCGGGATTATCTAGTTTGTCCTCGATGTAATCCATAGCTTGTATTAGTTCTTTACTGGCCAGGATTTTACCAGAACGAATGTCATCCATGTATTGGTCAATATATGGGTGGTAATCCCTCCGTCTCTTTTTCATTTACATTGTCACCACCTCCAGCTATTACATCTCCTCGTCAAGGTCCTCCTCTTCCAAGGGCGAAGGCTTTATACTAAGAAAGGTTAGTATCTTAAGCATTTGTTGGCTGACCTTTACAGCTTGGTCGATGCTATCATTCTTTTTCCGTCCAAATGATGTTTCAGAATTCTGCCACACAGTATATGGGTTCTCCTTGCCATCCTTGAGTAGCTTGTTTTTGATATCGTATAACTTCATGTAATCCTCGATCAGGTCCAGATAATGTTGGCCATATATTCCCTGTCGTTCTAGTTGGTCTAGAAGGTCTTGTTTAATTTGAGATTTTTTGGTTATTTTTGCCATCTACCCCTCCCCCCTCACGCGAAAATTTTGCAAAATCTGTTTTGGGAGT